GGGCAGTAACGCTCACAGCACCTGCACCAGTACCACCAGCAACGGTGATAACTGCACGTGCATAACGACGAATCTCGTCAGTATTCACAGTGAGAGTCTCAACCAGTGCAGTGTTTGCAGTAGTTGTAGTGAAGGCAAGGTCTGTTACGTCAGCAAAGCTGCTGTTGTCAGCAGAATCCTGGACCTTCACTGCATAAGTAATGTCTGAGCCGCCAGCCTCAGCGTCGAGAATCATGGTGATGTCACCTTCGTAGTCACGAAGATCAACACCAGTCTCGTTGCCAGTAGCTGTGACAACATCATTGGGCGCGAAAGACAGAACTGTCAGAGTCCGTCGAGTGTTTCCAATACTCATTCCTTAATCCTCTTGCGAGTGGTGGGCTTTTTGGGTGGGCAAGAAGGCGGCGCCTCCTCAGCGGGGGCCGTCTCCGCTTTGTGCTCAATAGCTTTGCGAAGACTGATAAGAGTCAACGCAGTGCCATTTTCAACTTCCAGAATGGAGCCTGCTTCTGCAGGCTCCCCTGAAATCATCACTGGCCTCAAGATTTCAATTTTCATGAGTCAGAACGATTAGAACTACCTAGATCAAGTGCCGTAGCAGAAAGCGCCAGGCTGCTTGACAGCGAAGTCAACATCTTGCAGAGCAATGATGCGAACAGTGCCAGAGGTAGCGCCAGCGAACGGATCAACCGTTAGATCCAGGCCAGACCACATCGCCATGATCAGCTGAGAGAAGTCACCGAACAGAGCGTCGTTGTTTTCCAGCTGGTTGGAGACTGTCACGGGATAACCGTTGATCTCGTCGTTTTCGTAAACGAACTGACCAGTGTTGGAAGCCTTCTCAGTGCTCTTCAGAGCGCCGCGTGCAGATGCGTTAATGATGTAACGCAGTGCGCCAGCGTCAGCGTTTGCTACAGCCACATCGGTTTCCATTCCGATGTACTCGGCGAAGGTTCCGAAGGTAGTGATGGTCTGGGTGCCAACGCCTGTGGTGTTGATGATGCCCAGAGGCTGGTTGGAAGAACCAGAGCCATTCAGGCCAACGCGATCAAGCTCAAGAGCCAGGACTTGAGCGAGGTCATCGCGGACCATCTGCTCAACGTCGATGCTGGACTGCAGCAGCAGCTTGCGTGAGTAATCAACAAAAGCACCACAAGTCTTGGGTGAAAGATTCACCTGCTCGATGGTTTGCTGCGACTCTGTGGGTGAGCCGGACTCACCAACCCAGTAAGCGGTCGCGCTTGCCGACTGACGAGGGATTGAGATGTTGCCGTTGATTCCGCTCAGCGTGGTCATGCCTGCACCAGCCAGTGCAAGCTTGTTACGCAGCAGGTCGATGAAGCTGCCGGAAAGCAGAACATCATCAACAAGGTTGCCGCCAGCGCTAGCAGTGCCGACATTCAAGTCGCGGCGCAGCACCTCGTTAGGAACCACGATGCCGTTGGAAGAACGGTCATACTTTTTAGCGGCTTCAATGCCAACTTCAATCTCGAACTCAGCTTCACGGCGAGCGGTTGCATCGCCAGGGCTAGCCAGATAGTTGAGGGCACGCAGGAAGCTGAAACGCTTGGTCTCCTGCTGAGAAAGTCCGAGGTCGTTAGAGGTGACGTCGGTAGAACGGATAGGCTGTTCCACTTGAGAGGTTCCGATTTTTTCGAGGATTGCAGCACGAGCCTCATCAATGGAGTTATCTCCATCGATCAATTCTTGTGCCAGGTCTGCCATACGGTGCTGAGCACCGAGGGCGCTGATGGCGGCAACGCGGTCTTTTTCGGCCTTCTTAGCCTCCGACCGGATCACCTCCAGGTTTGGAGCTTGATCTTCCATAACAGGAGTGGGTGTAGATGCGGTCGTGACCGCTGAGCGAGTTTCCTGTTCTTCAACAGGAGCTTCATTCGTAATAGTAGTAGCTTCAGGTTGAGAAGATTCAGGCATGGCAGGATCTGGCGAAAGAAGTGATCGTCCGATTCCAATTGTGGGGTCAGCTGGAATCGAAACAAGGCTCAATTCATGCACCGACCAACGTGTTGCAAGCAGTCCTTCTTCTTTCTCCTCAGCATCATCAATTTGATAGCCGAAGGAAATGCCACGCAAAATGCCGTCTTTAACGTCATCTAAGTACTGCTTGGCAAAATCAGAGCGCGAAAAGCGGATTTTTGCGTAAGCACGCTTTTCTTCCTCGTCCAGGTACGCACGCTCAACCACGCCTAAAACTTTGTTCGGATCGTGGTTGAACAGGAATGGCGCACCATCGTTCAAGCGCATGAAGTCCGGCGCACCGGCCTCATGGCTCAATACTTCGTCACCGAAGTATCTTTTGACGGGATACTCAGAACTGAACGGGAACTCGAAGCTGCGATCCTCCCCAGGAAGACTTCTGATAACAGAAGCCTCAGTACGGCTGAGAGGCTCTCCAAGCTTGGTGCGCTTAGAAGTCTCCTCAACCTCTGCCTCCCTGATCGGGGCAATCTTCGTCAACGTGCTGAATTTGTGACCGACACGAGTGTCAGTCTTTTCGCCGTCGCGATAGAGACAGATCAGAGCTGCTGGATCATCAGCAGTTCCAGTGATAGTGAAGCTTGAGTCAGGGACATCGATGGTGCCATCGCGTTCCACACGCTCAATCAATCCACGAGCACGCCCACCGCTGTTATTCCAGGAGACAAAATCTCCCACTTTTAGAGCGTCTGGGGCTGCTCGTTGAGTTTCAGGTTCCATAGCCTTTTCGTTGGTGGCGGGCTCGAACTCAAGAGGTTCGTATTCATTATCGCGAAGCCACTGTCTAGCTTCACTAGCCGTATAACGACTCACCTTGAATCTTATCGACTGCAACTCAAGAGGATCATCATCGTCGATGATCCCAAAAATGAAGTCAACTCCAGCCCCTCCACGGTCATTAGAGCGCCTAAATCGTTCAAATTTGCCTGGATCAACAATCCTTGCTGCGTGTTCATTTGGATAAGGACGCTCCATTTCTATAACTTCTGAGCGCTCTTGAGCAGCTTTGATTCGTTTTGACCGCGCATCAGACCAAGATTTGCCTGCGTCACCTCCCCATGCCGCCCAAGCGACCCTTCCATTGCTGGGATACCCCTCTTCTCCTGGACTGAATCCTTTGCCCTGCTTATCAACCTCATGCCTCGCAAACCAAGCTGACATTGTGATGACAGTGTCTGGGCTCAGCTCATTGCCGCTCAATATCTGAGTTGCTCTAGTGCGTGCAACATCGGTGCCGCCGCCCTCGCCCTCAGACTTCCAATCGCGATAACGCTGAGCCTCTTCCTTCATGCCTGCTGTAGGCATAAGGTCAATCTCAACTCCGTTTACGTTTGCCATTACTCCGTTTGCGAGTGGGCTGAGTCTGTGGTGATTCAAGCAACTCAAGCTGTGTGCCCTCGTCAGTCAAATCCAAATCCTTGTCCAACTGAATGCCTGCATCAGCAGCAAACTGTTGCTCCCTTGCCAAAGCACTAATGGTCTCGTCATAGTCCCCGCCGGAGTAAGACGAGATGACATCAGCCTTGCTTAGGTATCCAGCTTGCTCTGCCTCGCGGAAAGCCTTGACCTCCTTGAGTGGGTCAACCCAGCTCCAACCTCTAGGCATCCACTTGGCTTTGTTGTACCTCTCAGGACGAAGCTCATAATCGGCAAATGCAAGCTCACCAGACAACACAGCCAGATTCAGCCATTCCTTGAAAACGCGCTTATGGAGACTGTCAATCAGATACTTCTGTACGACTCTCCAATGCTCGCGATCCTCAAGCAGGCTCAGCCTGCTGCTGCTGTAATTGGTGTCGCTGAAGTCACGAGACAAGGTCTCGTATGAGCAACCAAAGCCTGAAGCAAACCGGCGAATCTTGTTCTTGACGAACATCTCAAACTGCTGATCCGGTGAGTCGATGTCGGGAACAGAGACAGACTCGCCTGGACTCAAATACTTGAAAGTGCCAGGCTCAAACTCACTGATTCTTTGACTGTTCTCTACGTCATCACCAATTAGCTCGCCTTCGTTGTTGGTAATGAAGCCCATGATGCTCGCGCCAGCACGAGCGCGAATCACTGCAGCTTCTTCGTAGCCCTGAAGCTGATGTACATCAGCCATCACGCTATGGAACCAAGGCACACCTCTGTTCTGGCCAGGGCGCTCCGGCATAAACAAATGAATGATGTCTTCTGCAGGCAGGAACAGGTGTTTTACGCTTGCCGACGGATGCCCACCAACAAAATTATCTCCAGGATGCCTGGTGAGAATGGCGTAACGGACAGGGCGCCCCCATTCATTGACCTCAACGCCATTTCTCCACTCATTTGCTGCATTCAGCTTGGAACCGCTGTAGTCCTCATCCAGCAGATCGCTTTCGAGCATCTGCAATGCGATTGGAATCTTTGAGTCACCAAAAGTACGCCTTACGACCCTAAAGATCGCCTCGCCTGATTCGCACATTGCGCCAGCAGCGAGCCACTCAAACTCTTGAAAATTATTCTTGCCCGCACAGTCGCAGCTATCTGCTTGTGACCACTCTCGCCACTTCGACTCAATCGCTTGATTGATTCTGTTGTCTCGCTTGTTGCCGCGCAGCTGCAACACCTGCGATTGAAGCTTAATACCACTACCTACAACATTGATCTGCGTAGTCCGCTTGGCCTGCCTTGCGTATGGATTGTTCCGCACCATCTCGCGGGAACGATCACGCAAACGCCGCAAATTACCTTTGATCTCTGCATCAGCGCTTGACTGGCTGGTCATCCAGTCGGATGTAAGACGAGAAACAATCGCACCGTTATATGCACGACGCATTGGCTTTGGATTGCCAAAACCCAAAAAGCCCATGAGGCGAGTCCGAATACCCATGATTAGTTGAACCTCACGAACATGTTGCGGGGATTGCCAAGGCCGTTAGCAATCAGCTCGGCCTGCTCTTCTCTCTTCACTTCAGCCTTGTAACGAGCCTCTAGCTGAATCAAGTCAGCCAAGTCATATCGCTTGAGGTTGCGATTGCCAATCTTGTATTCCTGTACAGCACCACCCTCGACGAGTGTTCGTATAGCGGTTTGAATCGCGTCAAGGTCTTGCTTGACCTGCGACCTGCCGTCATATGCCCCAGGACCACTTGTATAAGCGAGATTGTCCTCAACCTCAAGATTTCCATAGCCAAGGGTTATGGTCTCTGAATCGGTATTCGCGACTGCCTGCCAATACCAAGTGCCAGAATCAAAATCTGCGCTATCACTGGCAGAAATCGTAAACTGCCAGCCGGTATTAAATGCCGTACCAGTAGATGTATGGGCTTCGCTGCCCTTGTTAAACCTCAAGTAATACTTGAGCGTCCACTCATCACTTTTGATGTCATTGCCGAAAACATCAGTAGAGGGGTCATCCCTCCACTTAATGGTGTCGCCAGCCCGAATCTCGTTTGGGATGTTCAAGGGACTACCAGCTTGAGACGAAATTACGGCGATTAGGCCGTTTTTGTTGCTTTGATCCTAGCTGAGGCGCCTTATTAGGCTCATTACGCCGCTCAAACTGCTCCCAGATGCTGCGACGGTCAAATTTCTGATAAAGACGGTGCAAAGCAGCATATGCATAGACCATTTCGTCCAATGCCTCGTTCGGACTTTGGCTTTTTTTGACCCAAACCCTTTCAGGGAAACCATTTCTGTAGCGAAGCACCTGGCGCTCGGCAGTTAGCTCCTGGAAGTAGTCAGGGCCAACAGTTGGATAGAAATGCAGGTATCCAGGGCCTGGATCATTGTGTTTCAGCCTGCCGAACAGCAAACTCTTCACTCCGTCAACGCCAACAGGGAATAGTTGAGCGCCATTCTTCATCGCCCTGCCCTTGAAGTTGATATCAACCTTGCTTGGCTTGCCTAATGGTGGCTTGCCCTTTTGACCCATGCCTTTGATCGCAATCACGCCCATCGACGCACGCTCTCGGCTATATCCGTAAACCTCTTGGGTGTGATGACCGCCAGAGTCAATGCAGCAAACCTCAATGTTTAACTTGCGTCCGTCCTCCGTTTCGTACGGATTTTGCAAGACCTCATCTAGCTGCTTCCATACTTCCGGTCTTGACGGTGATCCATGAAGAACAACTCGATCAACCAGATAAGCCTCTTCATCTCTCGCCCATCCCCACACCGACAGACTCAATCTGTCGTCTTGGCAGTCACATCCACACGTCAGCAACAAAACTTCGGCTGGTGGCACTGCATGCACATACTTCTCTTCTGCCGCACGTTGCAGCAGTGACTCACCGCTGATCTTGCTTGCATACTCGTCCTCCCAAACCTCGCCCAAGATCGTGTTCACCCACGTCTTCAGCTGCTCCGCATCATGCTTTGCATCTAAAAACTCCTCTACCAAGTTCGACCATGCAGCGTTTGGTGAGTAGCTATACGCAGCCCAGATGTGGAATCCAGCGTGTTTGCCATTGAACGGGTTAGTACCGCGCCATTCACCACGCTCAACCATCCAACGCTTCTTTGAATGCGGAATGCGCTCATTACACTTCTCGCATTCGTAACAAGCAGTCGACGGATCATCGTCATCCCACTTGATCTGCGCCCAGCGCAGATATTGCATGTGACCGCAATCAGGGCATGGCACGTAATAACGCCGCATGTCCGACTGGCTGTACATCCTCTCAATCCGACTGAAGTCCTTCACCGTCGGAGTAGAACCTGAGACGATCTTCCGGTTCCAGTAGTACTCAGTCCTTCTGATTCCAAGCTTGATCTGATCACCCTCAGATCCAGCTGATGGTGGATAACCGTCCACCTCATCGAACAGCACGATCCTGCGGCTGACCCTCCTGAAACCACGGGGTGAGTTCGCGCCGACCAAGCTCAGCGTCCCACCTGGAAACTGCTTTTGCAAAATCGTGTTCGCACCATCCTTAGCCTTCGCCTCACTCACCAAACCCTTTAGGCAAGGTGTGTCTCTGAGCATTGGCGCAATCTCCTCCTTTGAATATCCCTGCGCGTCTTCAATCGTCGGCTGCACCAGCATGATCGGAGCTGGATCTTGGTGGATATGGAACCCAACAACATGGTTCAAGATCTTTGAATAGCCGACCCTTGCCGACTTCATCACGGTCACCTGCTCAATCGCAGGATCGGTGATCGCATCCATGATTCCCTTTTGGTAAGGCAGCGTTCTCCACCTGCCACCTTCAGCGCTTGACTCTGCGCTAAGGAACGCATTCTCGTCAGCCCACTGGCTAAGACTCAACTTCCTTGGTGGCCTGAAAGCTGAATATGCCTTTTTCTGCAGCTCTTGAATATTGGTCATCTCTCGGCCTCTCCCGCTAAATCCTCAAGAGTTTCGCGAACGATGTCTTCAAGGCAAGCCATCGCGCCTCCGTCTAAGTCTGGGATGCGCTGCTTTGCCTTGGTCGGAATGCCCAAAATCTTGCCGCGCGCCATCGTGATCACCTCGATCCAAGTGCTCTCAACGTCTGCTGCTGGCACCAGCACACCCTCTTTTTGTTTTCGATCAAGCTCTAATAATTCTGCTTTTAAGTGCTCTGTTCTAGCTCTGCTCTCGTCGTAGTCGGGGATGTACTCCTGCGTCTTGGCTAGTCGCGTGTCGCGCGAGCGCTCTGAAACTTGCGGAGCAGACTTTTCAAGTTCTGCTTGTGACGTTCTTCTATGGGCGTTAGTCTGTTTGGTTTGCGTCGACTTGCGGTAGTCCTCAGCGAGCGTGGACCCCTCAATTCTTTTTCGACCGCTTTCATCAAGTATCACTTTCAATCGACCTTGCTTTACAGCGAGGCCGACAGCTTGTGGAGTTATGCCCAGCATTCGAGCAGCTTGAGCTTGAGTTATCAGTGCCATTCGGCGATTTCGAGAAAAAGTAAAAATGCAATCTGCAAAAAAAGGAATCAGCTTCGGGCTCGCTTGATCATCGGCGTTTGACGATTGTCAATCAAGTTTATACGCTTTTGCCTAGGGGAATGGAGGGCTTCGAAGGACCT